CAACAATGACCACAGAAAAAGTAAAATCACTATGCGCTGCGATTACAGCACACGAAGATTGGAACAAACTACAAGCATACCTACTGCTAAACGTAACCCCACCAGAAGGAGTAACCACACTGATTCATGCAATCAAAACTATTGATGCTATTGGAACAGAGGAACAAGGAGCATTCAAAAAAGCAAAGTCTTCTCCAAGAAATAAAGAGACAAAAGATAGCTCAATTGACCCAGACCTCGACGAAAACTAATTTATGGCAGAAACAACCGACACAGCAGCAGTAATCAAGGAACTACAGGCTAAACCCCAAGTTCCTATTAAGGGAAACACATCTGACTTTCTAAAGAAGTTCAGTCAACAACAATCCGACGAAGGTAAGCCCAGTGCAACCAATGTTGGTGATCCAATGCTGGGTCTTAAAAAGCACAATGAAGAAGAACCTTCTTATGAAGAACAAACAGGAATCACCGAAGCAGACATTACGTCTGAAAGATCGGGCAAGAAAAAAGGGTTTGTTGAAAGGCAAATCGAAGAGAACCGCAAACTCAAAGAAGAACTTGAAAAGTACAAGCGCGACGAAGTTCCAAAGTTTGAAACCAAAATCCAAGAACTTGAGCGGCTCGTTTCCGAATCAACATCAACAAAGGAAACAAACCACTACCAAGAACAACTCAACAAAGCCAACCAAGAAAAGCTCGACGTTGAACACGCCTTGTCAAAGCAAATCCAAGAACTCCGTAGTAAATTGGACTTTCACGACATCTCAAGCAACCCCGACTTCCAAAGGAACTATGTTGAACCTCTTAAAAGCACTTACGAATCTGCGAGGCAGTTGCTGGGCAATGATCCAACGCTTGTTTCAACCTTCTCCCGTGCTGTCAACGCAAACGCCGCTATTTACAATTCCCAAACAGAAGCGGACAGGCAAGCTGCGGAATCGGACAGGGATCAAGCGTTCGACGAAATCACAAACTCACTCTCGCAATTCAAGCAGTACCAATTCGCAGAGCAAGTCAACAACTTCATCAAAGCCGCAAAAAGCCACAATGCCGCCCTTGCCAACTTTGAAGAGACTAAAAAGACCATAATCGAAACGTCTAAGCAACGTGAGCAAGAGGGGCGTAATAAGTTCCTTAATACATGGCGCGATAGTTATAAAAATACACAGCAAGAAATCGACAGCGCAACATCAGTACCAGATGAAGTATCTGAGTACATGAAGGAAAAGGGAATTAAGTATGACCTTAGCCGGGATGAAGCGATTGCTCTTTCAGCCACCCAACAATCGAATGAGGAAGCGTCCGTAGAGGATATGAATAGACTCATTCACCAAGGGCGCACATACCAAAAGCTGCAAGCCCAGATTAAAGCCTACCAACAAATGGTAAAAGAGAAGAACGAGTACATCGAACAACTCAAGGGATCATCTCGCATTTCTGCTTCGCCAAAGACTTCTGATTCTCCATCACAACGGATGAGTATGTCGGAGGGACTGGCGGCTAAGTTGGCACGATTCGGGCCGCGCACTGCATAGCCCAATAATCCGTAACAGTGGAAAGGTGGAAGACGTAAAAAATCTTCCACCTTTTTATTTTTTCTCTTGACAACAAATATAATGTTTCTATCTTTCAATCAAACGGGATATCCGAGATTATCGTTAACGATAATATTAGGGATTCAGTCTCACCCGGACTGGCGAGTAACATCACTCGCATGAAAAGATGTTTCTGGACTGCTCTCGCAAGAGAGATTCGGGGTTGAATCCAGCCGAAGAAAAACGAAGCACTCGCTTTGGCATTCTTCGGACTTGTCATGGGTGCAACAACAAAACCAACTAAACCAAACATATAAAACAAAATGTCAGATCAACTATACTTCAATAGCTGTGCTGAAATTGATTCTTTCTTCCGTGAGGGCCGCGAATATTTCAACGACCTCTATGTGAAAAAGCTCGTCACTAACAGCGCATACTTCACACGTTTCGAGGAGCAAGCATGGCCTCTTAACCACACAACTGAACAGAAAGCATTCCGCTTTGGACGTGGGTTCCACGATCCTTGCAGCCCTTTCCGTCAGATCACAGACACCTACTGCGAGACTGATTCTTGCGACAGCAAACCCGAAGTGATTCAACGCCCCGGCACTGAGTCCTATACATTCGAGTTGCTCCGTAAGGAAATGACCACTGACTGGATTTGCGTTGAGAGCTTGCTCTATCGCTTGTTCCCTGCTGAAGAGATTCTTCAGTTTGAAGAGTCGAATGCTCGTATCACCAAGAATGTTCACGAAGAGTTCCTTCGTTCCAACTACATCGGTGGTTCTGGACACAAATGGATGGGTATCACTACGGAAGACGGAACTTATTGCGGCCTCGTTGACGATGGCGCATGGTTCGTTCCCGAACACACCATCAATAACGAAGCTGGTTATGACCTCTGCGCTATTCGCGTTAAGATCGCTCCTGCTGACCTTGGCAAAATCGCTTACCTCTCGCTTGATATGCTCGACGATGCACTCGTTGACCTCCAAGACGAAGATGACGCTTTCCGCCTTGATCTCCAAGACGCAACTGGTCAACCCCTTCTCGACATCGTTATCCCTGACCCACAAGTTGGACGTGCGCTTTACTTCCAAGCGAAACGCAACAACGGTTACTGGGATGCAAACACTGATTTCGATGAGCGTCTTACCCGCTTGAAGCTCGGCATCAATCGTATCATCGGCGACTACGCCTTCGGTTACGACATCAACGCCGCTCGTTTCAACGCTGACACGGCATTCAACGCTTCACTCCCAGCTTTCAACGAAGCTGATCCTGCAACATGGGCTAAACTCGTTCGCGTACCTCGTTATGTGAAAGTTGTCCTTGAGCAGGGTTGCGCTTATGTTCCTAATCGCGCTTACCGCACTGCCGACTTCGGCATCTCGGTTGCTATGGTTAACAAAGCTATGTGCAAGTGGACGATGCCTTCTTCGTCTGGTTACGGCCAAGCCCAACAAATGACCCAGAACTACGCTGGTGATTGGGAATGGAAGAATCCAGATTGGGAGTGCAACCGCTGGCGTAAATCGGGCTTCTATCAAGCCCAGTTCCGTCTTGCCGCACAGGTCAAAGACCCAACCATCATGCACACCTTCTTGCATCGCCTTCCACAGAGCAAGAACCTCTACGGTTCCTGCTGCGAAGTGCAGACCTATATCGTTCCTGAGAACAATCAGGATTGCTATAGCTGCGCTGGTGTAGGTGACATCGTTGTGCCTTCCTAAGTTAAATAGGGGAGGGGCTTATTCAAGCCTCTCCCCATAACCTTAAATAAAATATAATATGTCTAATTCACGACCACTCGCATACGACCGCGTTAACTTGTTTGGCCCGGTTGCCGTTAACCTCCTCGCTGCTGGAGACGCTGATCTCTTGGTTCTCAACGACCAAGACACAAAGTTCTTTCCAACTAGCATCGTTCTAGAGACTGCCTACGCTCGCGGAACCACTGCCACCGATCCAATTGTGATCGTTGACAACGGAACCACTGGCGAAAACATCACAGCCTCGCTGACCATCACAGACGCTCTTGATAACCAAGGCCGCTACAATCCTCTTGCGATTGCCGCTAACCCTTACGTTATCACTGGCACTAGCAAACTCCGCTTGCTGAAAAGCACGGTGGGTGCTGGTCAAGCTACCGCAACTCGTTCCCGTACTTCGGGCGTTGCTACAATCGTTACTGCCGCTGCTCATGGGTTCTCCACGGGCGATGTCATCACGATTGCCAGCATGACCGATACTACGTTCAATGACGTTCAAGCTGAAATCATCGTTACTAGCGCAACTGAGTTCACCTACGCAAACGCTGGTGCTGACGTTGCTTCTGGTGCAGATACCGCTGGACGTGTTGGCGCACTTTATGTGAACGCCTACGTTGTTGGTATCTACTACTAACCCATTCCCCATTATTGGGTGGGGAGGTCTTTAACCCTCCCTGCCCATAACCTTTTCTAAAACTATGGCTTGCTTTACATCTTTACCTTACCACAATAAATTCTATCCACTTCTGATTACGGTTTCGGCGGCGGCTGGCATTACTCCAATTTCTTTCGGTTGCTTTGATGCAGCCAGCGATGCCTCTAGGCTTTATCAATTTTATCTGGCCTTTGCTACAATCGGTGGACTTACGCCTGTAAGTGAAAATTGTTTTGTTCAAAAGACAGAAGACCAACAACTTTTTGTTCTTAACGAAGCTGTTGCTGCTGCGCTTATTGTTACCTAATTATCGTTAACGATAACAATCCTATGGCTACTCCAGCACTATCACAACCCTGCTTTGTTGATTTAACTCCAGATCAGCAGAACTTTAATATCTACGAGTCTATAAAACAGATCGCAGGATTTGATATTCCTGCCTACGATCAAATTGACATTACTTACTACGGTTCTACAAATAATATTGCAACAGTCCAGTATCTTAACGCTGGAGATGTTGTAGCAACACTAACCCTCACTTACGCCGTTCAGCCTCCGACAACTAATGACGCGAATCTGACTGGTGTAACTGTAGCCTACCCATAAAATATGGCCCTTACATTCAATCCCTTCACTGGTAAACTAGACTTCGTTGGCTCAGGGTCTATCGGCTCTACAGGAGCCACAGGCCCATCTGGAGGCCCAACTGGAGCAACTGGAGCATCTGGTAGCACGGGTGCTACAGGGATTGGAGCCACTGGCGCGACAGGGGCTACGGGTGTTGCTGGAAATGACGGTTCGACTGGCGCAACAGGTGCTACTGGTATTGGCGCAACTGGTTCAACTGGCCCTGCTGGTGCTGGTGGTGCATCTGGTTTTTACGGATCATATTTTAGCAATGTAGATCAAACTGCCGTTGCCATTAATACTGCATATGCAATGACTGTTAATAATATTGTTGGGCAGAATGGAATCTCTGTGGTTAGTGGATCACAAATTACTTTTACTTCGACGGGAACATACGACATTCAGTTCTCTGCACAATTTCATAATAATGGTGGTGGAGGTTCTGGTAACACAGTGCAAATCTGGTTCCGCAAAAACGGGGTTGATATTCCAGAATCTGCTACTAGAATTTCAGTCCCAACAAACAATCCTTATGTAGTTCCTGCTTGGGACTTCATGGATAACTTCTCTGCTGGAGATTACTTCCAAATAATGTGGTCAACTGATAATACCAATATCAGCATCGACCACAACACGGCAGTTGCACCAGCACCCAATATCCCATCAGTAATCATCACAGTAATGCAAGTGATGTATAACCAGCTTGGGCCTCAAGGCGCAACTGGCGTTGCTGGAGCAACTGGAATTGCAGGCGCAACAGGTGCGACAGGAACAATACCTGCTAATGTGGTTCAGAACAATCTTACTGATGTAACTCCAGTAAATGTTCTTCGTGCATTGACTCAAGCTGAATACGATGCGATTTCGCCAAAAGACCCCAATACCATTTACTTCATTAAAACATAATGGCTACCTACATTAAAGCGTATCAGGGAACGACTCCGCTATTCCAAAGTGATGCATCCACTTGGACGCGCCCTACGGATTGGTTGACATTGCCATCTGCCGCATCTGGGACTGTAAAAGGTCTTCATGCAGTATTTAATAATACGACCAACTTCGCCACAGTAAGGGCTTCTACATTAAGCGGAGCTAACTACACGATTGATTGGGGTGATGGAGTTGTAGAATCTGCCGCAAGCAATGCGATCATAAATCACAATTACGATTGGAACAATGTCTCGGCGGCAACGATCACTTCTGGAGGATACAGGCAGGCTATTGTAACCATAACTCCACCAGTTGGCAGCAGCTTTACGCAGGTATTTTTAGCCGAAAAATATACAGCAACTAGCGGGCTGCAATCTTACAGCACGGGTTGGCTAGATATGAACATTAATCTCCCAAACCTTTTGACTGGTCAAAGGTTGTTCATCGGAGGCGCACCCGTCCGACACGCTTTCCTTGAAAGGGTAAATATTGCTTCATGGGGAAACATAACAAGTGCCGCATCAATGTTCTACAACTGCACAGCACTCCGCGAAATCAATTCTGCTCAATGGATCACGACAGCAATAACCAGCTTTGATTCAATGTTCTTTAGTTGCCAATCAATTCAGGTTATGGATGGCTCAACATGGAACACGGCGGCAGTAACAAACATGGGGAATATGTTTAGGTCATGCAAAGCACTTTTGGAAGTTCGATGTGCTGGATGGAATACTGGAGCTTGCACTAGCTTTGCATTCTTTGCTTTTGATTGTGTGAGTCTAGCGAGAATTGATGTATCTTCATGGAACATGGTGAATGTAACCACTCTGAACAATGCTTTCAATGCTTGTAATGCTCTTTCAGAACTAGCAATCGGAAACTGGACTTTAACTAATCTTGTGACCGGAACAAATTTGGTTAGAGAATGCTTGAATTTACGGAAGACGAATATCACAACGCTTTCTATTCCAGCCGCTACTAGCGTAAACGCTATGTTTGAGAACTGCTATGCGTTGCCATCTATTGGAACTGTAAACATCCCATCTGGAGCAACCGCAACATCACTTTGCTCTGGTTGTAACTCACTTAAATCCGCTGGCTTTACTGGTATCAATGCAAGCACTAGCTTTGCAAATTGTATGCTTTCTGGGACAGAACTTAATGCGATCTACACCGCGCTCTCTGCAACTGGAACTGGAAAGACAATCACTGTAACAGGCAACTTTGGAACCGCAACTCACAATCCCGCAATCGCTACAGCTAAAGGCTGGACTGTAACTGTTTAATTTTATGGAAGACACATCTGGATTCTACAAGTTAGATGGAGAGGAACTATTGTTTGCGGCAAACTTTGTATATCACCCCGATTTCACATTGTCCCGCGAGAACAAAGACCAAGAGACATATCCGAAGGACGGGTGGAAATGGTTTGAATCAAAAGAGGAAGCTGAATTAGAACTACTCTAGTCATGCCAATCAAATTAGGTAGTTCAGAATTATCCCCAGTCACAAGTCTCATAGATCAATACGGGACTGATAGGCTTCCTATCTCTGCGACCAATGGGGAACTGATCTATTGCCCAGATGGCAATGGATTGACTGTTCCGAATACAACTACCATTAGCGGAGCGTATGCCTATCGCAAAGATGGACAATGGGTCAGGACTAACAGCAACCAACTTACCGCTAACGGATCTTCACTTTGGAGACAAGGATTCGCATTCGCGCAGTTTGACGCTACTGCCGTTGGAAACGGGCCTTTCAATCCGCAGGTAATCGAGGATGTAACATCTGGTGGGGTTCGTAAAAGGAAGTTGTATATCGACATTACTTTTAATAGTCTTACCTTCCGAGTCTATTGCCTTTATTGCGTTCCAACATCAACTCCACCAGCGGGAGGATTCCCATGTCTATTCATCGCGCAAGGCTGGACGGGGTATCCATCAGAGTATCCAGATTACAATGCGGCAGGCTGGGCGACTTTTGGGTTCGATTATGCTGGAGCTAGGCCAGATGCACTACCAGTAACTGAATATCCAGTTCCTCAACTTGCATACGGAATCCACCGCTCGGCACAAGGCGGATATACGATTAACACGACTTTGCAGGATGGAAGCCAGATAAGCGATGCTCGGCAGACCTCTGAATACCTCTGGTGTGCCATTATGAGGCGAGCATTTGAATACATGGTAACGCAACCAGAGATCAATACAGCAAAAATTGGAATGCGTGGGCATAGCTATGGAGGAACAATCGCGTGGAGCATGGCGCAAGACACACGACTAAAAGCCGTAGTGAGTTGGTTTGGCAATGGCTGGAATACATATTACCGCGATAAACTCTTGTGGAAATACAAACTGCCTGCAACCACATATCCAGCATGGTTGTCTGGAGAAAAAATCTATCTTAACGCGATTGATCCATCTATAGAAGCAAAGGGCGTCATAGCCCCAATTCTGTTAATTAACGGCTCCGCAGATCATCATGGAGGTCACGACAGAGTTGACGATACCTTTGCAAATGTTCCAGCAAATGTTCCGTGGGACTTCTCGCATGACGCGAATAAGAATCACAATGTTTCGCTTAATGTCCCAAACGAAAAATTATGGCTAGATAAATATGTTTTAGGAACAGCAACGACTTGGCCGAAGCGTCCCGCATCTTGGATTTCAAAAGTTGGTGGAGTTCCGCAATTAAATGTCCAACCAGATACCACGCTTACCATATCTTCAGTTGAATTTTGGAAAGCGGAAGTTCAACCATTTAATGTCGATAGGGTGTGGGTAAGCGTATCAACAACTAACGATGGCAGAACTTGGGTTGGTCAAACTCCAGTTGCAGATAACAGCAAATATTTGTTTGCATATGCTAATATCATCTATACAAACGGGGTTGTAACTTCTACGCGATTCAATGCAGTAATTCCAAACAATCTGAACTAATCGTATGAACGATAATACAACAACTCATGGAATATTTGGAACGGTCATATCGACCACAGGATTTATAGTAAGTATGTTACCAGAAATAGAAGCGTCAATTAGAATTGGTGGTGGAGTGATATCAATCATTGCTGGTATCCTAACTTGCATCTACATGACAAAACAAATAATCAAAAAATGAACGCAAAACAAATAGTATTAGCAATGATAGTAATATCATTTATCTTTTTGGGAATGGCATTCTTAACGGGGTGTGCAGGATTTAAAAATCCTAGTGTATGTTTCAAAACGGACTACGGTACATTCTGTTACGAACTCCCAGAAATCAAAGGACTTAAAAAATGAAAAACCTACTAAATACACTACTCGAAAAACTTAGCGAGAACTCAACATGGCGCGGTATTATTCTGATTGCTACGGCAGTTGGGGTAAAGATCGAACCAGAACTCCAAGAGTCTATCATCGTCGCAGGACTAGGACTTGTTGGATTAATCAACGTCATCCGTAAAGGCTAATGGTTCCAAACTCCAGACCGCAACAAGCAAAGGAGAAGACGCTCTCGATGGTAATCAAATCGGGAATCGTTGATCGTGTTGCTTTGGTCGGCATTCGTGGGTACTACATGGATACTATGGGAGTTAAAGGAAAGAACGACCGAGGTATCTACGATGATGCGATTATACTTTTATCTCCTTCTGTTCATGCTACTTTCAATGCAAACACTGATCCAACGGTATATAAGAAAGGTATCGCGGTTCTCAAGACGGGCATTCATCGGTATCGTAAAGGGAATCATGGCATTAGTAAACCCGGAGGCGGCTACCCTGCGCTTCGACCTTCTAACCCAAAAGAAGAGTTGCCAGTCACGCGAGACGGTATTGGGGATGATATGGGAATCGCTATTAACATCCATCGGGGAGGATACAACAGCACATCGTCGCTGGGCTGCCAAACGATCTACCCGCCGCAGTGGGACGGATTCATCAATCTCGTCTATTCAGAAATGACTAGATACAACCAAAAGACAATTCCCTATTTATTAGTGGAAAATCTATCGTAAACGATAATGGGTGACTCTTGTTCTGATCCATGTAGCGGTTCAACGGTACTCGCAGCCTCTTATGCACGGGCAGCAAGGCAAAGTGCTGAAGCTGCTCAACGAGCGTATTGTGCATTACAGAACGCAAGAATAGGCGCGACAGGGCCAACGGGCGCGACAGGGCCAATCGGAGCTACTGGGGCCACGGGAGCGGGGACTACTGGGGCGACTGGCGTGGTTGGCCCACAAGGAGCGACTGGAGTAATTGGAACCACAGGAGCAACAGGGTTGGGAGCTACAGGCGCGACTGGCGTAATAGGAGCAACTGGCGTAATAGGAGCCACAGGCGTTGGAGCTACAGGCGCAACTGGTATTGGCGCGACTGGCGCGACTGGCATTAACGGAGCAACAGGAGTTCAAGGAGCTACAGGAGCAAGTGGTTATATCGGTTTAGATGGTTCGACTGGAGCGACTGGTGCTACTGGTATTGGAACTCAAGGCGCAACTGGTTCAACGGGGATTCAAGGTGATGCCGGAGCGACAGGTGCGACAGGATCGACTCCAGCAAATATCGTTCTTTCAGATATAACTGGGCTAACAGGTGCAACACAGTTGACTAATATGGTTCAAATTACTTCGGCTGGGTATAGTCTAATTGTAACTCCAAATGTTAATACACTTTACGTAATAGTCGGATGATTTTAACAAGCTCCAGTGCGGCAAAAGTAGGAACCAGCAATGTAACTGCAATTGCATCTGCAACAACATCATTTCGGCAACTCATGTGCTATTTAAGCACGACTATCTCCACCGCATTGACAGGCACAAGAGGGCTAATTAAGAACGGGGCTGGTCAATTAACTCTATCTGGCACTTGCAATTATACAGGGCCAACGCAAATTAACACTGGAACGCTTGCCGTTACAGGCGCATCTACCTTAAACGGAGTTATTAGCGGAGCGGGAACATTAAGAAAAACTGGAACGGCAGTTTTAACAATAGGCGGAAATAATACTTACTCGGGAGGAACATCGTTTGTTTCATCTGGGTTAGCTGGACTGATAGAATATAGCTCAAATAATGCTTTCGGAACGGGACTTTTTACTCTCTCGAACGCCGCAGGACGCATCGACACATCGGCGAATGTGACCTTACCTAATGATTTTCAATTAACTACTGCAATTCAGATTCGCACCATTGGAGCAAACACGATAACTATTACGGGCAATATTGCAGGGGGCGGAAACTTGACCAAATCGGGCAACGGAACCCTTATTCTGTCTGGAACATTAACCTACACAGGTCAAACAATTATTACGGGATTGTTGCGAGCGTTCAAAACAACTGGAGCATCAACCGCGACCGCAACATTTAACTCGGCTGGCTCATTCATTGCTGTTTCGTTCAATGTTTCACCTCCGTCTGGTGTTACAACATTTCGCTTCTTTCAAGGTTCAACATCAGGCACTTGGGGCGTAGGAACTTTAACAGGAGTGCCTGCTGGAACAACGGCAACTTATAATTCAACAAACTCAACCCTCTCTGTAACAGTCCCATGATAATTACTCCGAGCGCAAATGGCTGGTCATACGACGATTCTATAGGCAAATGGAAATTGGCATATGAAGATAAAACAATTATTTTCTACGAAAAAACAGACGAGTCCATTGCGACTCCAACAACATTATTTGTTGGAACCCACGAAGAGTGCGAGGAAGAAATAATTAGAGTTGAATTGAATGTTGGTCAAAATTCTGATAACGATTTAAATAATACTTGACCGAAATGAAACTATCGTTAACGATAAAATTATGAGTAATTGCAATGAGACTATTATAGTTGCAGGCTACGCAAGAGCAGCAAGAGATTTCGCCCAAGCCGCCGCTCAATCTGCGTGTATTGCTCAAGAATCCATTGGAGCAAGCGGAGCTACTGGGGCTACGGGATTAGGAGCCACAGGCGCAACTGGGCTTACAGGGTCTACTGGCCCATCAGGAGGGCCAACAGGAGCTACTGGCGCAACGGGCGAGGGAGCCACTGGTGCTACAGGGTTATCTGGTATTAACGGAACCACTGGTGCTACTGGATTGCGCGGAGCTACGGGAGCTACGGGTCTTACAGGATTGCAAGGTTCTACTGGATTACAAGGTTCTACTGGATTAGGTGCTACGGGACTAACTGGAGCTACTGGTCAACAAGGATTGATAGGCCCAGATGGAGCTACTGGTATGGTTGGCCCTCGCGGGGCAACTGGACTAACTGGCCCAGCAGGAGCTACAGGATTAGGCGCAACAGGGGCTACTGGAGTTTCTGGCCTTGACGGAGCAACTGGAGCAACTGGCCCAACATTTACAACAAGAAGTGACTCTGTAACAAGTCCAACTCCATATATTTACATTGGACGCGCGCCAACTGGAACATCTGAAAGCACCGCAGCATGGACAATTGAACGAAGCGAAACAAATAATGCTGGATTAATATTAAATACATTGACAGCAACTGGAGCTTGGACTAACAGATATTCACTCATTTACACATAATATGAAACCAACCAATCCAATCGTCATCGACGGCAAGACCTACGATCTTTATACAATGACACTCGCAACAGCGAGCCGCTACAACTCGCCAGACCAGCAGGACGCGAGCGTTGTATTGACGCTCACGCCGACACGATTTGAAGGCGACCAAGTGGAGCAGTCGCAAGAAAACAATCGCACGATTCTTTTCGGTTCGCTTGCATCCGCTTCTCAACCAGCAATCGTCGCGGTCGATGAAGTATCCGCCGCAATTCAAAAATTCATTTACGCGGAAGGGCTTTAAAATATGGCCGTCATCAAAGCTCAAGCCTCTGGAAACTGGAGCGCCACAGGAACGTGGAGCGGTGGCGTAGTGCCATCGCTCAACGACACGGTCTACGCAAACGGGTTCACGGTCGCACTTGATCAGTCCATCGACTTGACGGGCAGCACCGTGGACACTAGCGGCTCGTTTATTCCAGGCCAAATTTACATGATCGTATCTCTCGGCACGACCAACTTTGCATTGACGGCAAACTGCATTGCACCTGGCACAAATGCTGGAACGGCAGTTGCGATCACCTCGGCAGTCGGGCAGATTTTCCAAGCAGTCAACGCAGGAACTGCGACCACCGGAACCGCTCGCAGAATGGGTGCGTTGCTAAATTATGTGAACACGCCGCTGACCATCGCCACAGGCGGGAGCTTCACGCTCGCGGCAAATTACAACATCACCGGTGCATACATACAGGCAGGCTCTGCGAACTGCTTGACGGTCTCAGCCGCCGCAAGCTCGACGCTCGCAGGATGCCACGCTACAGGATCGGCATTTACTCTCTCCACTCGCGCAATCGCATTTTCATCAAGCGGCACGTTGACGCTCGACGGCATTGTCGCTATCGGCGGCAGGGTTGCAGGGACAACGGCGGCAAACGGAGCGATTGCAATCGAATCGACTTCGACCACAGGCACGATTGCATTTACGAATGCCAGTACGCTCACGGGTGGAGGTTTTGAACGAACTTACGTCCTTAATAATAACAGCAGTGGTTCAATAACAATTGCGTCTTCTTCTCTTGCTGGCGGTGTGTCGAATAACGCAAGTGCAGTTTTAAACTCCTCTACTGGATCAATATCAGTTAATTCATCTGCGCTTGTTGGTGGTGGCGGAGCATCTTCGACCAGTAATGCTATTCTTAACGCGTCGGGAGGAACAATTACGCTCACTGGTTGTACAGTTAATGGCTCAAGTAGTGCCGGAATTTCAAATTCCAGCACAGGCACAATCACCATCACCTCCAGCACGGTTACAGGCGGGAGCAGCACCAACGCATTTGGACTCAACAACGCCAGCACAGGCACGGTCACCGCTACCTCCACCACGCTAACAGGCGGGAGCGGCACAACCGCCACAGGACTCAACAATGCCAGCACAGGAACTATTGTATCGACAGGCGACATAATCGCCACCAACTCGGGAAATGGATTAGCATCAGCCAGCACATCCGCCAACGTCAAGGTGAGCGGCTCGCTCATCGGAAGTGCAAACGGCACAGCCGCCGTCTACGCCATCAAATTCTTAATCGATCCCACGCCTTCCATTGCAAAAACCCGCTACGCACTTAACGGCACAGGCACATATGTGGATATGTTCACCGCCGACAACAGCCTCGGCCAAGCAGCAGTTGCCGATGTCCGCAGCGGCACGGTCTACGCGAGCGGAAATCTGACAGGCACTCTCGCCGTTCCAGACGCAGGCTCGGTCGCGCTCGGAGTCCCCGTAGATGCCACCACAGGCACGGCAGTTTTAACTGCATCAGCTATCTTTGATACACTTACAAGCACGATGACAACATCTGG